GCGCAACTCGTCGCGCTCGTCCTCCAGCTTCTCGATGCGCTGGACGATGCTATTCAACTGGTTGTTGATCATTGGGTTCCTCCACGCGGGTGGTTTCCATTACCCTTTCCATGTGCAATTCACGGTCACTGCGCTCAAGCTCACTCACGACAAGCATGGCGTAGCCCGCAATGTCTAGCCAATGATCGCGCGCACGCGCGTTGCCGGCCAAGATGCGGGCCTGTTTCATCGAGATCATGTCCAAGGCTTCAGCCATGTAGAACTCCAGGTCGTTGTAGAACGAGCTAGACTTCAGCGTGTGCTTCAAGTCTTGGGACATTTTGGAGACGTACCGATAGTCTCCATGCGACTGCGCGCGTTGCTTAATGATGTCATTAACGGCGTTCAACGTAGCCTCCTCTTCTTAGGGCATGTAAGATTGACGTATGGTCGCGGTTGCAGAAGCGGCCAATCTTCGACAAAGACCAGCCGCGCCTATACAGATACCCGTATATTTCGCGCCGAACAGCGTGCGTGGGTTGAAGGCGAGAATGGTTAACAACCATCGCCCATGTGGCTTCGTGCCTAATCAAGACAGCAGTTAAATCGTCTCTCAACTGCGGATCAGCGATAGGCGGAAGGCGCGGGACGCGCTCCTCGACTTCCTTTTTTGGCTCAATATGAACAAAAAGCCTCAATTTGGGATCTGGGGCTTTTTGCTTAACGGCAGCAGACGCCATCCGCTGACGCGCTTCTTTCCATTTCTGGTGATATTCGTTGACCAGGTTCAATGGTACATCTCCAACAGACGTGACTGCGCCCATCCGAGACTGCGAGCATAGCAAAGCTGGCCGTGAACGCTCACGGCTCGATAGGCGCGCTCATTGTTGTGCTTGATACGGCATTTATTAACGTAGCCGACGACCTTGCCCATGTAGAAGCAGGTCCACGTTCCATCATCATTCTTCGTAAGCTGAACCACGGGCTCTCCCTCCGCGAATCATCAACGGAGGGAGATTGCCTGATTTCTAAGATTAGCGCAAGGGGTTAATCCAAAAGACCGAGTTGGCGCTTCCTAATTTCATCTTCCGCGCGTCCTGCCTGTAGCAAACCTTGCTCGATAGCTTGAAGGTTTGGCGCAGTAACCCCCGCCCTTCGTGCGGCGCCAACCGTCCGTCCGCCAGCATATGCCGCCTCTCCGACAAGACGCGGAGATGTCGCCAGTACAAGCGGGAGGGCAGTGGGGGCTGTCGTGCCAGCTAAGACACCACCGGCAACGCTGCCGAGCCTCGCAAGTCCGCGAGGAGCAACCGAGCTAAGAGACTGCCCAGCGATGACGTTGGGAAGTTCAGGCTCATAGCGCGCCAACACGTCCAAGAGCTTTCCGCGCTGCCCGTAGTTCGTGTTGACGTTGTTGCGCATCACCGACTGCAACTTTCTCATCGTTGTGTCGGTAGATGCTTTTTCGCCAAGTGAGAACGTACTGGTCAGCTCATTAAGCTGTTTCGCGGCGCTGGAATACTCATCCATCACCCTGGCATAAGTTGGAGCTTGTTTGACAATTTGGCCCTTAACAGAGTTATAGATTTCGTCTGCTGCCAAGCGAGCTTTCGTGCCAGACCGAGTTTCAGCCCACACTTCTCCAAGAGATTGCTTCAGGGCGTCAAAATCTTCTGGCGTGCCGCGAATGTTAGGATTAGTGAAAAAGGCGTCAATTCTTTCGCGCATCTGAGAGATAACACTATCAGCCGCCGAATTGACTATCTCGCCTTCCCTTCTTGCAAATCGTCCCGCATCATCAACGGCCGAATAGATAGGCTTGTAGTCTAGAACAGCCTTGTCTCCCTTAATCGGGATCATGCCCTCCCTATATGCCGTAGAGCGTTCATTTCTAATCTGCTCAAGCGCGCTTTTAGCCATATCGACCGCCTGGCCGACATCTGCTTGACCACGCATCTGCTTCGCAAACTCTTCAGAGCCCTCAGCACCTGCGCGCGCTGCCTGCCTAATGGCTTGCTCGCCAGCACCAGTCAAAACGCCAAGGCTGGAGGAAACAGTAGGCTCAACGACGTAACGCGCCGCTGCGCCGACAGGTGCGGTGATGACATTAAGAGGGTCTATTGCTCGGCCAACAGCGCCTGCACCTCTAATACCGGCGCCACCACCAGCGGTCAGAACAGCAGAGACATCTGCCACCGCGGCAAATGGATCAGTAGCAATCGTTTGTTTGATTGCCTCGGGGCTCCCGTATCTTTGGGCGTACATCTGACCAAGCGCATTGGCCGCAGCCTCGCGCTCATCGACAGGGCGAAGACGCGCTGCCTCAACCTGCTGCTGCGTTGGAGCCGCACCAGTGAGTAGCGATCTTACACTTGCGCCAACGACAGAAGGTGAAAGGAGATTGGCAAGACCAGCAGCCGTTTCTCCGTATCCCGCAGGGGCTACAGCGCGAAGCGCTTTTGAGCGCAAACCGCCAGCAACCTCGCCAATGGCTTCTGCCGTCTGAACAGGAGAAGTAACAGCCGTCGCAATGTCCCCGACCATCTTACCAAAGCTGGCAGGTGCATTTTGGATCGCCTGCTGACCGACTTCTTTAAGCGTCAGACCGCCTTTCCGCTCATCAAACTGATCGAACGGATTGGAGGAGCCGTCAAATTGGTCGAACGGATTAGCCATTTACTTCCCCAGAATTGCGTCAGCCGCGCCAGCACCGTACTTATCGTCGAACTGCTTTTTCAGGTTTGGATTGCGGCGCAGATAATCAATAGCGTTCGCCGGTATGTTGGTCGGAACAGGAGCCGCAGGCTGGCTAGAAGGCTGCCCAGCGGCCTGACCTGCATCAACCCTAATTTTATCCATCTCTTTAGTAAGAGCGGTCGGATCAAACTTTTTACCGTAGTCACGCTCGTAAGCGCTTTCACGGATGCCTTGGTAGCGATTGAGGATAGTTTTCACCTGATCAAGACGCTTTTTCAGGTCTGTGGGGTCTTGAAACTGATCCAAACTGCCAAGAACAGATTGAAGATAGTTAATCTCTTGAACAGCGACCTGACCAAGCGCGCCTCCAGTTGGAGAAGCATCGCGCATTTTTTGAAGTTCATCAAAGCCGATGTTTGCCTTGATAGACTCAATGGCTTTTGAGAGGGCATAAGCATCAGTGGTTGGGATGCCAACAAGTGCGCGACCACCAAGACCGGCGCTTGTGTTGCTTACGCGGCCGAGAGCCTCGTCAATTAGACCTGTAACAGTTTTGGTTTGCTCACGGCGGTTGACGAGCCCAAGCTCAACGGTAGGTTGGGCAATCTGCCTTTCAGCGCGCGCTCTTGCCAGTGTCTGTGCTTCAGCAACCGCGCCAGGTTCACGCAATTTCTCAGCGATAGTTGCGGCGGCAGACGCGCGTTGAGGATCAGCAAGCTGGATAATCGGGTTCCTAGCGATACGCTCAGCCATGCTCTGAGCAACATCAGGCGCTGCCTGCGCGCCTTGCTGCGGCATAGGTGCGGCAGGGCTAGTCGGAACCGCTCCAGCCGGGGCTGATGGCATTTCTGGCCCACCAGGCGCACCAGCAGGCGCATTAGGAGCCACAGCCGGCATAGTAGGCGTAACGCCAGCAATACGCATAAGCTCCTCTTGAGAAAGACGCTCAAGAGGAGTTTTGCCATATTGCTTAATAGCGTACTGTCTAAGACCTTCACGACCAAGTATGCTGGCCTGCTCTTGGGTAATTCCAAGAGCCTTCATCCTCTCAGGGTCTTTAAGAAGTTCGTCAAGTTTCTTGTTTTCTTCCATCGCGCGCATACGCTCTTGCATCTGCGCGTTCATCAGCCTTGCCTGCTGCGAACGGAACGCAGCCTGCTCGACATTAGGAACAGCATTTCCAAGCTGGGACAGGATCTGAGCCCGCTGCGCTGGCATCTGCTTCTGACCAGCGGCAAGCAGCGTCGCGCCAACCTGGCCGAGCGTGCCGAGCATCAGGCGGCGCTTCTCAGCCTCAGACAGCATGTCGTAGGGGTCAGAAGGCCCAGTACCGCCAGCCGCAGCCGGCTGACCGCCAAACCCAAGAAGACCACCAAGAGAGGAGCCGATCTGGCTCAGAAAGTTAGGTTCTTCGGCCATGATCCACCTATCTTAGAAGTCTGCGCCACCAAGAAGACCGCCAGTATTCGCAGCAGACGTTCTTGCTTGTGCCTCTGGCGAGTTCATAATTGCTTGCACAATCGTGTCATACGGAGTGCCGGTTGCATAAAGGTTCGTCCAATAGTTTGCACCAGCAGTTTCAACAGGGCGACCAAGAGCAGTCTCATACGTGCGCCCAAGCAGAGTTCCAAACGCCTGAAGATCAGCAGCAGCCCTTCCACCAGCTGTACCGCCAACCGTCCCGCCAGTTGTACCACCAGTCGTGCCGCCGCTGATAACACCCGGCGTCGTGCTTGTGATGCCGCTAGTATTTCCTGTCGTGCCAGTCGCACCAGTCGCGCCACCAGACAGCGCCGCAGTTTCCGCATCAGCGCGAGCCTCATCCTTGGCAGCAGCTATCCGCAGCCAGTCAGGGATCTGCACATTGGCGATGTCGAGCCGCTGACGAGGATTAGCTATCTGCTGATAGGTTGCCGGAATGTCCGCAGGGTTGAACTGCGGGATCATCGACGGAAGTGCGGCTTGATAAGCCAGCGACTGCTGGAACGCATTGGCTACCGCATTAGGATCGGCGAACTGCTGGAACGACGGGATAGATGCCGCAGAAGGCATCTGCGTCGTTTGATAGACAATACCGCCGACTGGCTGCGATCCAAACGGAACCTGACGGATGCCAGCCTGTGCGTTCTGGGATTGAGAGGTCTGCGCCTCGGCAGAGCGTCGGATGTTGGCCGAAACCTCATCCCAAGTTTGCTGACCGCTCGTTAGTAGATCGGCCCAATATTTAAGACCGGCAGCATCAGGAGCCCGATCAAACATGGAGCGATAGAAACTGGTGATGCGCGAAACAGCATCGTCGTATGGCATACCTTTGTTGGCCGCAGCCTGCGTGCCGCCGAGAAGACCGCCAGTCGTTGCTCCAGTGGTTGCCCCGGTCGTCGTGCCACCAGTGGTCGTTCCGCCGCCAAGAAGACCCTGCGCCTCTGCAGAGTTTGCAATCAGGTTCTGAACATCGCCAAGGGTTGCCCGACCAGACGAGATCACATTTTCCCAGTAATCAAGGCCAGCAGCCTCACCGGGTCGCCCGATGTAGTCCACATAGAACTTGTTGATTTCGTCTCTAAGAGCCATGTCCTTACCCCAAAAGCCCTGCGAATATATCATCTCGCCACTGACCGCGCACTGCCTTTGGCGCAGGTCCAGGTTGCCAAGTTTGCTTGGGAGCGCCGGCGGCCATGAGTGCATTACCAAGACCACCGAGAGCAGCAAACCCGCGCAGTTGGTTGGGCGTCAACCCAGCCGGAGCCTCTGGTGGAGGAAGTGGACGCGACGTAAGAGCAGCAGACGCTCCACCGGGAACCGACCCAACACCGCCAACCGGCATTGAACCAGAGAAGGCCGCACCCATTGCGGACTGAGGTTCTTGGAAAGGAGGAGAATATGGGAGTTCAGAATTAAAAGGAACTTTGCCCCCGTCCTGAACCAATCCAAGTCTCTGACCAAGAACACCAAGCCTGTCGCCAAGCAATCCGCCAAACTGGCTTAGTGAATTCTGATCTGCCGACGCAACTTTGACAGGAGCGGCAGGTGTTTGCGCGGGAGCTGGGCCAGCCTGCCCAGTAGGAACTGAGTAAGAAGGCTTCGCGCCTTCATACTTAGCCATTGCCAATTCAGCAAACTGCGGGCCGCTCATGCCTTTCTGGCCAGAATTCCAAAGAACGGCGTCTTTTCCTACAAGCTGCGTGGCGGGAGTTTCACCGCCAGTGAGCAACCTTGTTGCGCCACGAGCCCCTTGCTGATGAGCAAGATAAAGTTGCGCGCCAGTAGGATCTTCAATTCCAGCAGCTCTCAGGTCAGCACGATTTGCAACAGCAAGCCGCGCCGCCGCATCGGCGGATGCCGCCAAGTCATAGGGGTCTTTTAAGTTAAACGCACTTGCCGTTTTCGGGATAAACTGGAACGGACCAGCAGCGCCAGACTGCCGGTTGTACAGGTTCCTACCCCCGCCGCTCTCAATCTGGTACGTTCGCGCCAGATAGCCGCTCGGGAGCTGATACCTTTTCTCAAGGTCAGCAAAAAGCTCTTGAGGTGTCATAAAGATCCACCAAGCATTGATGGGAATTTAGAATTAACTGTCTTCTTGCCGGCGATCTCCTTGACCGCTTCTGGGTACTTTTTCTCAATGTCCTGCGCCATCGGGCCAACAACCTTGGGATAGGTTTTTGGATCGCCCTTGTAGCGATACGCATACACATCAAGGCCGGTGTCTTTGTCCTTGCCCAACTTTTCAATGTCGGTCTTCATGCGCTTATCGGAAAGCATACCGATGATTGAGGCAATCGAGGACGCAGCACCAAGGCCAGTCATCAATGGATTGCTGGACGGGCCGGGGCCAGTTTGCGTTGACATCTGACCGTAAGGAGTAATGCCAAGGGCCTGCAGCGGGATCTGAAGCTGCTGGAGCGGGAACTGCTGCTGCTCTCGATAAGCTGCCATTGCAGCGTCAAGCTCAGACTGCTGCTGCTGTTGGATCGCAGACTGCGCGGCAAGAGATCCAGCGGCGCCACTGAGGAAGCTCTGCTGACCCGCGCCGGCAAGCTGGCCAAGGGTTTGCGCGCCAGAAAGACCAAGGCCAGCACCCTGTAGACCGGCAGCCTGATTAAGCTGCTGCGCTTGCATCTGCCGCATGATGTCGGACTGTGCCGCAGCCTGAGCCTGCGCATAGTTCTGGCTCATCAAGTTGGCCGCAAGCTGGCCAGCTTGCTGCTGCGCGGCCGCGTTAACAACACCTTCTTGGATAGCTTGACGAGAGCCACCAAACGCACGAGCCCTAATAGCTGCGTCGGAAGCCTGATTAAGGCCAGTCTGACGCTGCGTATTTAAGGCATCAAGAGATGTCTGGAGAACGCTCTGCGTATAAGGGTTCATATAGGGGTCAAGCGAGGTCTGAGAGAGATTTCCTGCCTGAACCTGTTGCGGTTGATACCCGCCTGCCTGAGCCGCCATCTGCTGTGCATAGGCGTATGCAGGCTGAGACATGGCGTAATTGTTCGCAATAGCGCCAATCGTACCAAGCTGGCCGGGCGACATAGAAGCAACTCGTTGACCTTCGTAAGGCCCCTGAAGATTGCGTGACACATCATAAGCCGCAGCAAGATTGCGCTGACCGGCTTCTTGGACCCATTGCGGGATTTCGGTCTTCTGCGTGACCGTCTGTGTTCCGCCGCCACCGCTCATGTCAGTTCCCTTTGATAGACAGTATGCGTGGTTCGCCACCCATACTCAGGATTGAACTTCTCCCAGCCCTTTCGGGCCGTGGCTCGCATGAAGTCGC